GTAGTGAGTTGTGTTAGGGTTGTCGTAGTCGTATATGTCAGAGTAGAACACGTTTATGTTAGCACCAGAGTCATTGTCATACCCCCAAGGGCCACAGTTAGACTGCGCTGGTATGTTTACACCTTCCCCTAAAAAGAAGTCCCTAAGGTTGTCATAATCCTGAGTAGCAACGCCCTCAAACTCGAAGTTACACGTTTCCCTTCCGCACACGTCCTGTTCTATTCTGTCATACTCGCGTCTGTGGAGGTGCGTCTTTATCTTGACCGTTGTGCCTTCTGGTATTTCCCAAACGCCACCACCATCATCATGAAGAGGATACATCAATGTGTTTGGATACTGCTTACCGTTTCTTGTCTTCTCCGTTATCTTACCGTTCGTGAGAACGCTCGTGTCTGTTGCAAAAGATATTGTGAAGTTATCTGGAACGACAAGCATATACACACCAGCGGGCGTTGGGGCACTAGCACCGTTTATTGTTTTATATATATCACCCTCGGCCATGGATTTTACCTCAAGGACGGTTGTCTTCACGGGATTGTCTATGGCGCCAGAGTAGTCTATCTTAACATAAAGCTCCTGCCCTTCCTTTACCTTATCAGCGTTCTCACCTTCAAGCCTCACCCATACTCTCCCAGTCCTCTCGTCAGTAGCGTCTTCTCCAAGAATCTCCCTGAAGTAGGTGGTTGAGTATATCGTCTCGTAGTCTGTCTCAGTCTGCTTCATGACGAACTTATATCTGTCGGCCCAGTATGGAGGCTTCATGTATGGTCGTATCGTGACCTTCGCCCAGTTTATATTCTCGCTGTCGTATGCAGATACGTGAAACGAGTTCAACTTGCTCTCAAGGACGGTTGACTGCCTTCCTTCTGCGTCCTGATAGACTATTCCTACCTGATAGTCTCTGTTGCTATGCAAGCTTTTCTGATTGCCTGTTTTTCTGAATGTGACCCTGACACTTACCAACTGAGGTATCATGTATATATTATCGTTCGGGCCAAAGTTGGCATAGTTGTAATTGAATGCATTTGGGAGAACATGCAAGAACCCGCCATCGACATACATTCTTATTGAGTCATTTCCAGTTGGGTTTTGCCATCCAGATCTTATGGGAACTAAGTTATTGTGAGTACTATCAATAGGATAGGGAACTAAAACTGAAGCATTGTAGTTATCCGTAAACGTGAATCCATTTGGAGCATTCAGTATGGTTTGTTGGTAGTTGTTGGAAGTTCCTATTTGAGCATTCCAAGCCGAGCCACTAAACGCTGAGGTAATATCGGTATGGTTGTTTCCAACTACAGTGTAGCCAAACTCAACGGTTGTTGTAGGTATCTGATCCTCTGGTATCTCATCTGCTGAGTTAACAAATGGATAATACACCTGCTCAATACCTATAAAACTATTCGGATTTGACGTGAACACCGCTGATGGCCTCACCTCTACAGCTATGGTTAGCAAAGCCCCATCAACAAGGCTGGCTTCTGGTATAGCATTCAAATCTACAAGGATCTCATTTGCCACGTCAGTATACCCAGTTTGAGCCACTCCTGTTATACCGTAGTTGTTGCCCAAGCTTGGGTTGGATGGAGGAATAGGAGGAGGAAACAAACACAACACACAATCCCTATTCTCTTCTTTTGCAAACGAATTCTGAGCCTCAGACTCCTGCTCTACGTTGTACGTCAACTGTATGTCATTTCCAGTGTCATCCTTCAGGTCATACCCTTCAAGGTAGTTTCCATACATGATCCTGTTACCCATTATGGTCTGAGCCTTTGCAAGCCTTGGCACGTTGTCGTATAGCCTCAGTACCTCACTCTCGCTTAGTATGGTGTATATGTCACCGTTTGAGAATGTAAGGCTTTCTGTCGAGTTGTTCTGATAACCGTGCGTTGCCTTGTTAAGCTTCTTGGCGACCCATATTGTACTCGAATCCATCTCTTTGAACACAACGTCAATAGCCACAACATTTGAACCGCCTGTATCAAACTCTACGACAACACTGTTTATCGAGTTCTCCATTCCTCCATTCATAAAACTTCTTCTCTCAAGACCAAAGTCTGACGGAAGGAATGCTGGGTCACTGAACTGAGATATGGCGCTGTACTCACCGTCCTTGTACTTATACCTGTAGGCAAAGCATAGGAAGGTGTCCTCCATGAAGTTATCGTTAGCCTGATTAGCTTGCAGAGTAAGCTCTGGAGCCTCCATAGGCTGTGGCTTGATGACACTTATATCAAGCTCAATAATTTCGTCAACGTCAGTAATAGGGTCAGGCTGTGCGTACCCTCTCGTAACATTTATCTTTCTCGGAGCATTGTAGTTGTCTGTAAAAAACAGTAAATCGTCAATCTTGTCAACTGAATTTACAAGATAAGTGGGGTTGAAGTTTAGTAAGGCAGTTGTTATGACGTGGTACGTAAGCTGCTGTGTCTGAGTATTGAACGATACAATCATGTCAACCACGCCACCATAAGAGTGGTTCGGGTCGTGTACAAACCAGTACATAGTCTCCTCAGCAGAATCGTCAAAAGCACCAATACACACAGCACTTGAACTAAGTGCTACGGTCTTGTACTTAAGAGTGGTAAGCTTCACGTTCCCCTTTGTGTTCTCAACAGCGCCTATTTCGCTTAGCTCTGTGGAACCAAGACGTATGTTCTGTCCGTCAACGTACTCGCCTTCAGGTAAGAGTCTCTCATCAATACTCTTGTTCATCCTTCCAGCGATGAAGCTCTTCTGCTCTTTAGCCATGTTACTTAATCAGCTTGTCCCGACCTCTTAGATTCATAAGAAGTCGTGATGGATTGATATTACTTATTCTGATCTTAGCATTCTTTAACAATGCGCTCCTTCTCTTTCTGTACCTATTCACAATGTACTCCTGTATTCCAAATCGACTGTTCAATATGTCGTGGGCAATAGATGCGTAGACATACTCCTCAAACAGCTTGTTCACCGTAACAAGGCTGTCGTCTCCTCCCTCCATACCATCGCTTACGTACTCAAGTATTACCAACTCTCCAGCTACTCCTGAGCTGAAGTTGATTACACCACCCTTCTTGTCAATTCTAAACGTAGGGTTGGCATTTGCTGTCTCGGTGTTGAGACCAAACCTTGCCCCTATCTGAAAGTCAAAGTACCAAGTCCCGTTGTCATTATATCCTTCAGAGCCATTGTAGATGCTGTTGCTGTTTAGGTAAATGCTTTTCTTAGCGCCTGTAATCCTCTGCATGTCGATAGTAGAGCTGTCAGGTTTAAGTATATTACCATCAGCGTCAAATAGTATCCTACAGTCGTTGTCCTGTAGATATGCCTCAGCGCCATTTATCTGAATGTTCTCAGATAACGGGAACAGCACACCATTCTTGTACACCGAGATTCTTACCCAGTTTACGTAGTCTGGAGGAAGCACAAACCGCAGGTTGTCACACACGTTAAGCTCAAGGGCCTTTATCTCCTTGAACGCATCGTAGTTAAGTTCCTGTATTGCTCTCTTAGCATGGAACAGAATCTTATACCTGTTCACGTTGTTTATGATTTCATGGTTACCTTGATACATCAACAAGAAGTTGTTGACAATATCAGCCAAGCTCACATACTGGTAGCTACCCCAGTTTGCATTCTCTGGAGTGTTGCCACCATTCTCGTAATACTGATATCCTGTTAGGTATGCCATTATTGTTGTTGGTTATCGTTCATTTGAGCCGCCTTGTACACCTCTGGCTCTCTTATTGACAGTCCAGCCTTCTCAAGTATCTTATCAACCAACCTAGACTCCTCGTCTTCAGAGACCTCAAAGTCAACCGTGCTTGCCGCATTGTACATAGGCTCACCGCTCACAAGGTTCTCGTAGTCCCATATAGGGTCTACTGGGTATCTCATATATACGCACTCTATGTCACTTATTATTGAGCTTGGAGCTATTGCAAAAGAATCAGACTCACCCATAACATACATAGGATATGTTGTTGTTGGCGCTGTTAGGTTTGAGTTTTGAAGCCTTGTAATATCTAACCTGCTACCCTTAGATACCTCAACATCTTTTGTGCCCCCAGTATATGTAAGTAGGTTTATGTGATACCAATTTACCGATGGGGCGAAATTAAAAACAGAATAGTCACCCACTGTTGATGGGGCAACATAAGTAAGCGCTCCCCCAGTTATAAACATCTCAATCTCCTCCCTAACGCTTTCCGCAAGGTCAGCCAAGTCGCTTCCTGACGTGTGCTGATTCTCAAGGTTAATGTAGTAGTTATACTGATTCATATACTCATTGAAGATATCAAGCTGCGCCTGCTTGGCGTATAGGTTGAAATCGTCTGGTGAAATATATCCGTAGTTGTTCTTATTGCATATCGCAAGAACCGTCTCCCTTACATCGTTGATACTGACCATGTGACAAAGATAGTGAATATAAAAAACCCCTTGAGTATGCGTTAGCAGTGACCCAAGGGGTTAGTCGGGGAAAAGATAATCCTTATGCGTTTACAATACTTGTAACAGCTTTTGGAAGTGCAATCACATAGTAAGGCTTAAGCCAAGATGTCTGAAGTGCCAAATCTATAGCCTCAACAATTGCTTCGTAAACGTCAGCGCCTACCTGAGCTGCTGTTGTTATAGTTGTTGTTGTTCCATCGAAATAATCAACAGTAACAGTTGTAGCTGTTGCGCTTGCTGTTGCAACCGCTTTTACTCCTTCAATTGCGATAAGCTGACCTGTCACAGGTGCGTTTGATGCTTTAAGAAATTTCTGCATAATAAAAAGTTTTATGGGGTTAAGCCACAAAGATAATCAATCTTCTAACATAGGCTCAAGCATCTTGAATGTCTCAAGTCCCTCGTCTGATTGTAGGTATGAGGCCACAATGTAGTCTCTATCCTCACCGTAAGGAACAGTAAGCATTCGCTTCTTGTTGTTTGGAAGGTTGAAGTGTACGTCTTTAGCTCCTCTGTATCCAAGTATATTCTTGTCAAACATTAAAGCTACAGTAGACGTAAGGTTTAGCATAGGGTCGTCAAGAAGATTCATAAATTCTTGTGGCGTCCTTCTGGCATATACCATTATGTCTCTCTTCAACTCAGAGGTCGCAAGCTTAGAAATATCTTTTCCCAAGATTACACGAGCCACTCTCTCTATCTCGTCTATGCTTAGAGACTTTGCAGCAATCATAGCGTCAACCTCGTAGTTCATCTCCTCAAGCTCAGAGGCAGCGTCTTTCTCTGTGTCTACCTCCTCAAAAACATTACCGTTTGCAGGGTGTAGAGACAAAAACTGTTGTAGAACTGGGTTTGTTCTTGGGACAGATAAAAATCCATTTTCAAACACCACAGGCTCAAGAATTACGTTATCCTTGTCTTGCTCGTCCTCGAAAGGTGACTTTTGGTTTGGGGAATATCTTAATGCTCTGTTGGTTTTTCCATCGAAATGAAGTAGCGGATACCGTCTACCGTTACGCGATGGAAGAATGTAGGATAAAGGAGCAACGTCCCTCTTTAATTTATAGGCTTTATCTACTAATGGGTTTTCTGTTGTTTTCATTTGAATTTAGATTATAGTTAAGAAAAAAAAGAGGAGGGGAATTAACCCCTCCTCTAAGTAATTGCAAATTACGATTGGAAAAGAACGAAGTTATTCGCTCCAAGCGTACAAACTGCTCTCTCAGATAGGAAGTGAACCTCCATAGCATCAAGGTCAGAGTTGCTTGCTCCACCAGCAGAACCAGTGATCCAAGTCTTGTATCGTCTGTCTTCAGTCTCTGAAGCTCTGTAACGAACGTGTAGGAATGGACGCTTAGCGTTCTTTCCAAGAACCTGATCGTAAACTGATGTAGAACCAGCAGGAACAAGAAGACCATTCACTGCTCCAGCGTTAAGGTCGCCTCGCATTGTTGGGTCGTTCAAGTATTTCCAGTCAGTCTTGTAGAAGTCGTATCCTCTTCGGAATCCTGAGAACCCAAGGTTCAACGCCATCTCCTCATCGTTATCGAAAAGACCGTATGATGTACCACCAGCTCCGTAAGAGTTCTGTGCAGCAAGCATATCGTCAATATCGAAAGAGAACTGACGGTTTACGAAAAGAACATTCTCCTCGATAGAACCTTGTCGGTCAAGTCTTTGAATGATTGCGTCAAATTCAGCAAGAGTGGTTGGGTTACCGCCTCCGAATACGTTTCCTCTCTCTCCAACAGAAAAGAAGATACCGTCAGAACCAGCTTGTCCAGCAAGACCTCCACCTAATTGAGTAGAAGCACCAGAACCAGCTTCAGCAGGAACAGCCTCAATCATTGCAGTCTCAAGGTAGTCCTCGAAACGTAGACGAGTCTCATGCTCAGACTTCAAGTACCACAGGTATCCGTTTGCT